GCCACCATTGAAACGGATGCGAACTCAAAAACTAAAAAATCAGCAAAAAAGACAGCCAAGAAAAAGGATGATGTGCAATGACAGAATCAACTATTCTATCAGAAGTTAGAGATGCGCTCATGATTACTTGGGAAGACGAACAAACTGATCGAACCTTACTGGAATTTATAGAGTCCAGTAAGGTTTTCTTTTTAGAGACGGTTAGTGATCAATTGCTTTTCGAAAGAGGATCTCGTGAGCGAGAATTATTAATCGAGCGAGTTCGGTATCGATACAACAATGCGTTAGATGATTTTATTAAAAACTATCGAAGTGATTTAGCGACATTAATCCAGTTGGAAGCTGTTAAAGAATTTCAAAAAAAGCAGGTGTCAAATGGAACGAACTAGAGAGACGTTCAATGATGGGGTGCTTTTCTATGGCATAAACAAAGCGTTATACAGCGATAAACGTAAAAAAATAGGTGTAGAGTTTGAGTTGAAAGGACGGCTTTTTTATAAACTGATGTACGCTCGTGATAGCGATTATGAGATGTGTCGAAGTTTAGGAGCTGTTCTTGAAATTAAATTAAAAACTATGAAACCAAGAAACTTCAACCAACTAGATATGACAAAACTGATAGTCATGATTAATGATAAACGGTTTGAAGTGATTAAAACGGATCATGATGCGAATTACCTCTATTTTTATTTGACAAAAACAGGAGGCAATTATGTTGAAGAAAACTAATAGTGAGGAACGCCTTCAAAAAATAAACGAATTTTTAATTCAAACGGTCGAAAAAAGATCCAATCTTAAAATTTTTGAAGATACAGTGAGTGAAGAAACACTCGAAGATATTCGAAAAGAAACCAATGGATGGAACTATTTTATCTATGAAACTTCTGGTTTTTCTAAAAGTAAAGATAAAAAATTTATGATTCAGACAGTATTATTGCGTTTTTATTCGGAAAATCGTGATGATTTGGATCAATTTTCGCTTGAATTGATCAATGCTCTTGATGGGCGATTGTTGAGATTTGAAAAATCAATAAAAGGAGCAATTAAAAAAGGGAAGGAAGACAGTTATATCGATGAAATAGAATTTTACTTTACAAGGACGTTCGAAAATGAGTGCTGATTGGCGTAAAACAGAATGGGAAGTCGAGTTTGCTCCTATCGATAAACTAATTGACCAAATGAAACAAATTCCCGAGCGTTCAGAAAAAGTAATGAATGATGTTTTACACAAAAAAAGCAACAAAGAGACGATTAGATCAATCACTGAAGGTATCCCAATGTCCAAAGTGAAGCATCGAATTTTGAATAAGAAACATGCAAAAACGAGTCATCCATTAAGTGCAAAAAATGAAAATCTCGGATTTTCTATTCGTCCCAAAAAAACATACGACTATCTAAAGTATCCAGATTTAGGGATAGGAACGTCCATCAAAAATCAACCTCATCGTTTTATGCGTAAAGGAATGGAACGTGAGGTTGAGACTATCACAGAGGATTTAACTATCGCTTTGATGAAGGCAATAGAAGAAAAATTAGGAGGAAAATAAAATGACCACAAAAATCGTAGAAACTTTTTACCCAGTAGACATTGCGAATGTCGCTATTAAATTTGAGAAAGAAACTACCGCTGTTACATTCGGATGTACAGCTACCTTAAGTGCTGAAACAGAAATGCGCACGATTGCGGCAAAGTGTGGAGCTGAAACAATTCAAGAAATAAGTAAGCCAATCAAAATGACAGCAACAATTACAGGTCATGCCCCAGTATCTGTGTTACGTCGTATTTTTGGTTTGAGCAACGAAGGTCTAACAGAAGGTGTTTACGCTTATGGATTAGATAGTAAAGGTGAAGGGGGAACTTTGACAGCAGATATCGTAGATGATTTTAATGATTTAGTCAAAATTATGGCCTTTCCAACAATGATTAGCGTGACTGGTTTTAAATTTACTGTCGATAAAGGAAGCGATGAAGTTGCTCCAGTAGAATTGGAATTTACTTGTAAACCAGATGAATTTCGGAAGTTCTACTATGAAGCTTTTGCAGATGAGTTAGAGGATGATGAATTAGCTGATAAATGGCGTAAGAATTTTTCTTATGAGTTAGTAAAAAAAGGAAGTGCAAATCCTAAACACTCACGAATGACAAAGGAGGATGTTAGCAAATGATTGAAACAATTACATTGAACGACGGTGAAATTGTCAAAGTAAACCCAAATGTTAATGCATTGACGATGAAACGATTAAGAGATGAAGAAGGATTTGGCACAAGTTTAATTTTAAATGCAATGATGACTAAAAATGAAATTTCTGAATTTGCAGCAATGGATGCAGCGTTTTTAGCTTATCGTCAAGCAAATCCTGATGGAATGGAATACAAAGAATTTTTAGGGAAAATTGATTTTGATCTTGAACAATTTTTACCTCTATTTGCAGAAGTGATCACCAAAAAGAAAAAAACAAAATTTGCAGAGGACTTCAAAAGAAAGACCAATAAAAAAAAGCATCAGCGCCCCAACCAAAAGTCCAAGTCGAAACGATAGAAGATTTATATAGCTTATATGTCTTCATTTTTGAAGTTTCAGAACAAGATTTTTGGCACTTGCCGTTAAAATCTGTTCACGAAATTGCGATGAATAAATTGGCTTTTGAAAATTGGAAAATTTCTGAACAAGAAAGGAATGAGAAGAAGCGTGGTTAAGAACAACAATGAGACAGCAGTTACGTTTAAAGTTTTTAACAAAGAGTATCGGCAAGGAATCAAAGAAATGACGAAAGATAGTCAAGAATTGCGACAAGAGTTAAAACTTTCGCAAGAACAATTAAAGTTGGCTGGAACACAAACCGAAAAGCTTTCTTCTACCCTTTCGAGTTTAGAGAAACAACATGAAATTGCCAAACAAAAAACTGCTGCTACTTCAGAAGCATTGGACCAAGCAAAAATCCTATTCGGTGAAAATTCAGAAGCTGTTGGTGTAATGGAAAAATCACTAAGAGCTGCTCAAATCGAGGAACAGCAATTAGCAAATAAAATCACCAAGACCAAAGACGAACTAGAAAAAGCGAAAAAAGCAGAATCAGATCGGTCTAAAAGTCTAAAAGACCTTGAATCAGAACAAACAAATCTGAAAAACTCGAGTGAATTATTAACTAAAGAGTACGAGTTGCAAAAACTTAAACTAGGAGACAATGCATCAGCCAGTGAGAAGCTAAAACTAGAGCAAAGTTACTTAGAAAAGCAAATGCAAAATAGTTCAGCTCGAACACAAAATCTTTCTGAACAATTACAACTGGCAGAAAAACATTATGGCGCAAACTCCCAAGAAGTACAAAGACTTAAAAGCGCATTAGCTAATGCGCAAATTGAAGAGCAACAAATGGCAAATAAAATTGCTAAAACAAAAGACGAGCTAGAAAAGGCAATCAAGGCTGAATCAGACCGTGTTCAAACACTTAAAGCTTTGGAAAAAGAACAAAAGAATTTAAAGAGCTCTAGTGAGCAGCTTTCTAAAGAATATGAAATTCAAAAATTAAAGTTAGGTGCGAATGCATCAGAAAGTAAAAAATTAAAGCTCGAACAAGATTATCTTGAGAAACAAATGCAGAATAGTGCGGATCAAGCGGTCAATCTCTCGCAACAGTTACAACTCACAGCAGAACAGTTTGGTGAAAATTCGGATGAGGTTCGACAACTAAAAGGTGAATTAGCTGATGCTCAAATTGCAGCCTTAGAATTTAGTAATAAATTTAAAGAATCAACGGACGGCTTGAAACAGTTTGGTGAAAAAGCAGGTGAAGTTGGTTCAACGATGCAAAGCTTCGGTAAAAAAATGTCGTTAGCCATTACGGCTCCAGTTACTGCCTTTGGTGCTGGACTGGTTAAGATGGGTGTCGATGTTAGAAAATTCCGAGCGCAGGCACAAATTTATTATGAAGGCTTGTATCAAGATACAAATAAAGCAAAGCAACAACTAGATGATTTAATGACATTTGCTCGAACGACCCCTTATAGTTATGAGAGTCTGGTTGAAGCAGATATGGTGATGCAGACATTTGGAATGTCAACGGAAAAAGCGAAAACCTCATTAGAAGCAATTGCCAATGCAATTGCCTCTACTGGTGGTGAGAGTGCAGATCTAGAACGAATCGCTACGGTTTTTGGTCAAATTGAATCTTCTGGGAAATTATCCCTCCAAGATATGAATCAGTTAGTAAACGCAAAAATACCAGCTTTAAAGATTGTAGCTAATGAATTGGGAATTTCCGTAATGGATTTACGAGATAAAATTAGCAAAGGGGAGGTTTCTTCTGAACAAGCTATCCAGTCTTTAACAAAAGGATTAATGGAAGGAACCGATGGAATTAATGGAGCAACACAAGCCTATTCCGGTTCACTAGATAAAGTAAAGCAGCAATTGCCTGGTGCGATTGATTCGATGAAATCTGCAATTAAAAACATGTCATTGGATGTAGTAGATGAAGAGGCGTTTGATGGAATTATCGAAGCCATCAATAAAATTACTTCAATGATCAACGAAGGAAATTTTGAACCGATGATAAAAGCTTTTGGAGAAGCGCTA